TCTAATTGTTCCAACGACATCTCTCGTAGAGCAGATGTATAAGGATTTTCAGGATTATGGTTGGGATTCTGAGTCATACTGTCACCGTATATATTCTGGAAAAGAAAAGACTAACGAGTTTCCTGTGACTATTACCACATGGCAGTCTGTATATAAGTTAGAAAAATCATTCTTTGAAGACTACAATGTAGTTATAGGAGATGAAGCTCACTTGTTTAAGAGTAAGTCATTAATATCTATAATGACAAAATTACACCATGCTAAGTATAGATTTGGGTTTACTGGAACTTTAGACGGCACACAGACGCATAAATGGGTCTTAGAAGGTCTATTTGGCCCTTCATACAAAGTTACAAAAACAGATGAATTAATGAAACAAGGGCATCTTTCTCAGTTAGATATTCAATGTCTTGTATTAAAACATTCACCACAAAAATTTGAAACATACGAAGATGAGTTACAGTATTTAATCACACACTCACAGAGAAACAAGTTCATTAAAAACTTGACTCTCGATCTGAAAGGTAATACACTAGTATTGTATAGTAGAGTACAAACTCATGGTGCAGTGCTATACGACTTGATAAATATAGATAAGAAGAAAGATCGAAAGGTGTTCTTTGTTCATGGTGGAGTCGATGCTGAAGAGCGAGAACTTATCCGTGAAATTACTGAAAGAGAAGTAAACGCTGTTATTATTGCATCTTATGGAACGTTTTCAACTGGAATCAATATCAAGAACCTCCATAACATTGTTTTTGCCTCTCCTTCAAAGTCTAGGGTTAGAAATCTCCAAAGCATTGGAAGAGTACTCCGAAAAGGAACTAACAAAACCAAAGCTATTCTATACGACATCTCTGATGATTGCTCTTATAAATCAAGAAAAAATTACACACTAAATCATCTTATTGAAAGAATCAAAATATACAATGAAGAAAATTTTAATTATGACATCATTACAATACAATTAAAGGAGTAAGATGGAAGACGATTTTTACGCAACAATCAAATTTAAAAATGGTGAAGAAATCTTTGCTAAAGTAGCAGTATCTGAAGAAGAGAATCGCACGATGCTCGTTTTATCAAATCCTGTAATGGCAACAGAAGTTAAAGCAAAAGGTGGTTTGGTGGGATATAAAGTAGAACCATGGTTAAAGACTAGTAGAGAAGATATGTTTATTATTGATAAAGCAGATATATTGACAATATCAGAATCAAATGATGTTCATATGATTAGCATGTTTCAACAATTTGTAGCAGATTCAGAAAAAATGAAAAAAGGAGAACCTAAACTAAGTAGAAAAATGGGGTATATATCTAACGTAAGAGATGCTAAAGATATTCTAGAGAAACTTTATAAATCTAATAAATACAGGATAAACCTAAACCTGTTATCCCTCGATATATTGGAGACTGTTTCTTAAAAATTGCCAATCATCTATCATTTAAACCAAACTTTGTAAATTACATGTTCAAGGAGGATATGATCTCCGATGGAATCGAAAATTGCGTTCAATACATACATAATTTTAATCCTGAGAAATCCAAAAATCCTTTTGCTTACTTTACGCAAATTATACATTATGCATTTCTCCGCAGAATACAAAGGGAGAAAAGACAACTTGAAATTAAAAATAAAATCTTAGAAAGATCTGGATATGATGAAGTCTTCTATGGGGATGACGGTGGAGAGGCTTCTGACTATAATCAAATTAAAGATGCAGTTCATTCCAAACTGAGATATTGATGAAAAAAATACTTTTGAAAATATTAGAAGGTATAGCCTTAGCAGGAATGGTAGTATTCTTAGGATTTTTATTTCTTATTGAGTTGATAGATCTGTTTATTGTTAGACCCCTTTATCAAAAATTATTTAAAAGGAAAAAAAGGAGGAGAAGAGCATGATTGAAAAAATCTTTTTTACATTTAGCATATGTTATTGTGCATTTGTTTTTTATAGATATTTTACCAAACCAACAACATGATTTTACCAGGTTCCACAGTTAAAGTGATAGATGAAAATTCAATATACCGAGGGTATGTTGGATGTGTTCAAAGAATACAAGGCAAGAAAGCAGCAGTTCTAATGGATAGTCACACCCCTTGGGATAAGATGATTACTTTTAAAATTTCTTCACTTGATGAAGTAACAGAAGGTTTCCAATACTACCCTAAAAAGAAA